CCCCCACCAGCTATTAGGAAAAGGCCGCCCCCGTCACGGTGCCCTTTCCGCCCTTTTAAAATCGCTTATATTTTAGTTTTCTTTTCATCCCTTTAGAATCCCCCATATTTTGACTTTGGGTCTCCTATCCCTATCAATCCAAGGTACCCTTTCTTGGTTTGTTCTATCCCCTTATCGGATTAAGGTACCCTTTATTCAGATGTTATGTATATACCCCCCCTGTTTAGGGTCCCCCTTTTAGGTATGGGTTTATATTTGTATATACAATTAGGGTCCCCTTTTTGGGTCCCCCTGTTATCAATCCATGGAAGTGCTGCGGCATAAAAATACCCCCCATAACGCAAAACGCTACAGGGGGCAGGAGGACTAGCACAATCAACATAACTTGTATAAACCGCACACCAGCATTTGTCAATGAAAAATCANCAGGTTAACATAATATGTCAATGCAATCCTTGACAACTATTCCTTGGATTGATAGAACCTTATGAAACATACTGACCCAATAGGAACCCTAAAATGCACCCCGATGACATATATTGCTGGTACTACCTAGCCATTGTTTACCTGACTATGATGCTGCTGTTTGCCCTTTTGCTGACATGACACCAGATAATTTTCATTATTTGACCAATTACGGCCATTGCAAATTGGCTGACTGCTTGTGTATTTCGCCGACAAACCCTAGATTTGGGGGTGCATGGGGCGGTTTGGCTTGTCCTGATTGGGTACCCGCTGGACCAAAAACCATGAAAGAACTAATAGAATACGCAAAAGCAAATTATCGGCCCAATAAGGATTTACCCAATGGACGAACTAGACATCCTAGCCCATGATATTGATTTTGATAAAACAATGGCCGAATTAGATAAGGCCGATGCAGAAGACAGCCTATACTTTTTTTTAAAAAAAGCATGGAAATATATTGATTCTTCAACTTTTACCGATGGGTGGCCCATAGAAGCTGTAGCAGAACATCTGCAAGCAGTTACCGATGGCGATATAAAACGGCTAATTATCAACATCCCGCCCCGTTGTTCCAAATCATCTATAACGTCCGTTGCATTTCCTGCATGGGTCTGGGCCCAGCCATGGTCTGGACCGACATCTGGACCGGGCGTTCAGTTCCTTCATGCGTCATACGCCCAACAACTATCGCTTCGTGATTCGGTTAAATGCCGCCGTTTGATCGAATCACCTTGGTATCAAACCCTGTGGGGGGAAAGGTTCAGGTTGACAGGTGACCAAAATACTAAGACCAGATTTGACAATGATAAGAATGGGTCAAGACTATCCACATCGGTTGGATCTGCGCTTACAGGTGAAGGTGGGTCCATTATCGTCGTCGACGACCCCAATGCCGCCCAAGAAGCGTTTTCGGAAGCCACCATTGCGGCAACCATTGAATGGTGGGATAGCGCCCTTTCTACCCGCCTTAACGATCCTAAAACGGGTGCGTATGTTGTTATTCAGCAGCGCCTGTCAGAAGAAGATCTAACCGGCCATATTATGTCCAAAGATGAAGGCGAATGGGTGCACCTGTGCCTGCCTATGCGGTATGAATGGCAACGCCACAGCTATTCCAGATTTGGTGATACGGAATGGCATGACCCCCGTGGATTGAATGACGATGGTTCCCCGCTGGTTGAAATTCTAGCAACTGGTGACAGGGTACCAGTCGACCTAGATGCACAGATAGAATTGGAAAAACGGGAAGGTAGCCTGTTATGGGAAAAACGATTCGGGGAAACGGAAGTCCAAATCTTGGAACGACAACTTGGTCCATGGTCCGCTGCGGGGCAGTTACAACAACGNCCATCCCCCAAGGGCGGTGGGATTATTAAACGGGATTGGTGGCAAACTTGGGAACCCGTTAATTACCCCAATATGGATTTAATCATTGCCACCTTGGATACAGCTTATACGACAAAAACCGAAAATGACCCGTCTGCTATGACTGTTTGGGGTATTTTTACCACAGATACCATGGCTAGGGCAGCTGATCGGGCAGCGGCCAGATATGGCGGGCGGGTAGAAATTCTGCGGGAACATATAGAAACCAATCCACGGGCAATGTTGATGTATGCTTGGGAAGGTCGGTATGAACTTCATGACCTAATTGTCCGAATCATGGACACCTACAAAGACACCCCGTTCGATACGCTGCTAATCGAAAACAAAGCAGCCGGTTATTCGGTTGCNCAAGAAATGCGCCGCCTATTTGGTAATTCAAAATTTGGTATCCAAATGTACGACCCAAAATCGCAAGACAAACTGGCCCGTCTTTATTCGATCCAGCATCTATTTGCGGAAGGTCTTGTCTATGCGCCAGTGAAGCAGTGGGCTGAAACCGTCATCCAGCAATGCGAAACGTTCCCAAAAGGCAAACATGACGACTTGGTTGACTGCGTTTCAATGGCTATGCGCCATATGCGGGATTCGGGCGTTCTGGTTCGAAGCACAGAATGGGCAGCTGATATGGAAGAAAGTCTGGCATTTGTTGGTAAAGACCGAACCCAACCGCTTTACCCCGCTTGACAGGTTTAATAAGTCTAGTATGTATGAAAGAAGAAAGCCCGGGGAGCTATGCTCTACCCGGGCTTACTGAACCAACCTATGTTTCTTGACCGGAACAAGGTTCAGCAAAGACCTTATAGCAAAGATGCTATTGTCAATGCAACCCTTGACTGCCAAAAAAATAGGGCCTTTGGACGAAAATCCGGCATTTTTTTGCCGACCGAATTTTCACAAAGGTGTCCAAAATGGTTCAGTGATAAGGTTTGCCAATGAACCTACACCATATTGGATTGATGCCGCCGGTTTTAACCCTCCGACGGTCCCGATGGCGAACAGCTTAGGGAATAACGCAGGTCTACATACCCCGAAAGATGCCGGTAGCGACCGGCAGGGAGCGGTTCGGCCACCCGATAGGTAAAGCACTTACCAAGGCACCTGCGCTAAACGGCATCAGAAGTTCCCCTAGGTATCCGTACCCCGACCAGTTCCAAACTGGGAGGGAGGGTAGACGGAGGGCGGAGTTTTGCCCACTTNCCAACGCCGGTTTTTNAGGGCGGGCTTGATTTTCTGCCGACAAAACGGTAGGTTACAACACCACAGGAGCCAAAATGACCCAAGTTNTTGCTAACGCCACCGTTGACATCATAACACCGTCCAATCCTAAGCAAGCTGGGCAATTCAAGGTGCATGTTTGGGGCAAAGAACCCTATAACTATGAAATGGATTATGTCATAACCGCAATATCTGATATACAAGCAGCGCAGCAAGGCATTCAAACGTTTGTTAAAGACGCCCAAGCGCTAGGTCCAAAAGGAACAGCATAATGCCTTTTACCCCCGGTTTAGTTCCTAATATTCGGCTGGACCAATTTCCCGACGAAGCAGACAATCAACCCGCAGAAATTACAGTCGAAATTGTCGAAGACGGCGCAGACCAGCCAAAGTTCGATAAGGACGGCAATATTTTAGAAATAGAACATGCCGATGGATCAGTCACCATTTCCTTGGATGGAAAGCCTATTGAAAGCGGTAAAAAGAAAATTGATCGTACTGATTGGTTCCGCAATCTGGCTGAAGAAATCAGTGACGACGAACTTTCCCGCATTTCAAGCGAACTTATGCGGGGGATTAAAGATGATCTGGAAAGCCGCAAGGACTGGATTGAAGACAGGGCGCAAGGTGTTAAACTTTTGGGCCTTAAGATTGAAATTCCGAACATCGCTGGTGCCAGTGATGGTGCGCCGGTGGAAGGGATGTCCAAGGTTCGGCATCCTTTGCTATTGGAAGCTGTGTTGCGGTTTCAAGCCAACGCACGGTCTGAACTGTTGCCGACAGATGGGCCGGTAAAGATCAGAAATGACAATAACAATGCCAATTTGCAACAAGATCAGCTTGCAAATGCCTTTGAACAGGATATGAACCATTACCTGACATCAACAGCAACGGAATATTACCCTGATACTGATCGTATGTTACTTATGCTGGGCTTCGGCGGTACAGCATTTAAAAAAGTTTATTTCTGCCCGTTAAGGGGACGCCCTGTATCCGAATCAGTTGATGCGGATGACTTGATCGTCAACAATACGGCGACAGACCTGCGTAACGCCAAGCGTATTACGCATCGCACCTTTATGCGCCCCAGCACCGTTAAACGCCTTCAGATACTGGAAGTTTATCGGGACATTAAACTTTCGACCCCCAAAGCACGGGACCCCGACAGTTACAAGCGGGAAAAAAACGCCCAACAGGGCATCATGGATAATTCGATCAATCCAGAAGATCGCGATCGGGAAATCTATGAATGTTACTGCGAACTGGACATTGCTGGCTTTGAACACAGTTGGAAAGGCAAAGAAACTGGCCTTGAAATCCCATATCGGGTGACGATTGACGTAACATCACGGGAAATTTTGTCGATTGTCCGCAATTATGACAAGGAAACAGAACAACTGCCCGAATCACGGCAAGCATTTGTCAAATATACGTTTGTCCCCGGCATGGGCTTCTACGATATTGGCTTGTTACACATCCTTGGGAACACTACAAACGCCATTACAGCCGCATGGCGGGAATTGCTTGACGCTGGGATGTATAACAACTTCCCGGGCTTCCTGATGGCCGATACTGGGGCTAGACAGAACACCAACATCTTCCGTGTTCCTCCGGGCGGTGGCGCATTGGTGAAGACGGGTGGTATGCCGATTAGCCAAGCCATCATGCCGTTGCCTTACAAAGAACCATCTGGCGCTTTGATGAACTTGGTTCAGAACATGGCTGATACGGGTATGCGGGTTGGCGGCACATCTGAAGTTATGGTGACGGAAGGCAAACCAGACGCTCCTGTTGGAACGACCCTTGCGATGATTGAACAGGCACAAAAGGTGCTTAATTCGGTCCATAAACGTATGCACACGGCCCAATCTGAAGAATTTNCCCTGTTGGCGCAGTGCTTTAGGGAAAACCCTGAAAGTTTCTGGCAAAAAAACCGNCGCCCAGCATATCCATGGGACGAACAAACGTTCATGAATGCATTGGAAGACATTGATTTGGTGCCACAGGCTGACCCAAACACAGCTAGTCAGACCCAAAGATTGTTAAAAGTNGCNGCTNTNAAGCAGTTGGTGGCAACTAATCCGACTTTGTATGACCCGATTGCCGTTGATTCCGCTGCACTGCAAGCATTGGGCTGGTCTAACCCGCAACAGTTTATGGTTCCGCCTGCTGCACAAGCTGCGCCTCCGCCTGAATTGATCCAAGCACAGGCTAAAATGGCTTCTGAAGCGTCTGATTCGCAGGCCCGTATGCTGGATGCACAAACAAGGGCGCAAATTGCACAGGCTGATATTGCATTGGCTAACGCTAGGGCGCAAGAAGCACTGTCTAGGGCTGGCGCTGGACCGAATGGCGGCGTAACGGGCGGCGGTACGCAAGATCAAATTAAATTGCAGGAAATGAACCTGCAAAAACAAGAACTAGACCAAAAACAACAAGATGCTATACTGGATGCCATTAACCGTAAGCGGGATCGGGAAAGCCGGGAACGTCTGGCGGCTATGAAGTTTGCTGAAACAGCCATGCAAAACCCGCAAGCGCTTGGTGTTGGGCANCAGATTATCCGTCCAGACATGTTGCAACGTTTGGAATCCACCGAAGCACCTTTGCAGCCCACCCCTAAGGGCACATTAGAATAGGTATTGCCATGGCAAACTATCCATTTTCGAACCAACGGGCCGTTGAACTTGCTAAAATGGTTATGCGGGGGCACCANGCCCTTGGTGGCACAGCAGGCCGCAGTCATTTTGAAGGTGGTGGCGATGCGGCTGCAAATGCTGTTGCAGTTGATCCAAACATCGAACATGCTTCTGATGTAAATACACAAACACCTACGGTTGTTACACCAACGGTAACTAATCAGGTTACTACAACGCCAACAGTTACTAATCCTGCCGTCAATACGGCGACTGTTACAGGTAACACTGGAACGACAACAACCCCTGTTGTTACAAATAACTTGACCGGCGTTTTGTCTGGAACGAATACAGGCACAAATACAAACGCAAATCAAACTACAACACCAGTAGACTACACAGGTTCATTAAATAGCATTTACAACAANTTTTTTGGTCGTTCTTATGATCCATCAATGGATGCATATTGGGCACAACAATTAGCTTCTGGGGCTGAAAACCCAGCNAACTTGGCTTTGGACGTACTAGGTGGGGCAAAAGGGCCTGATTTGNCGTACTATCAAAGCCATTACGGCGCACCCGGCGACTATTCTGCGGCAAATTTGGCAAAATTGGGCTATGTGCCACAAGGNACTGGAACGACTACAACTACAACAAATANGCCAGACTATTCTGGCACGGTTAATTCTATTTACAACCAAGTATTCAACCATGATGCTGACCAGTCAGGCGTTGATTATTATACTAAAGAACTACAAAACGGTAAATCGCCGGGCCAAGTATTTTCTGACATCCTGTCTGGTGCCCAAGGCAATGACGTACAAGCTAGACAGAAGTATTTGCAACAATTTGGTTTAACTTCCCCGACAACAGCTGATTATTCTGCTGAAAACTTAGCAAAACTTGGGTTTATTCCAAAAACATCAG